TGGTCGATGTGATCCCGCCAGCCGATGCGGATCGCGCCGCTATCAAGGCGATCAATGCGAATTCCCTGAGTGGCTTCCAGCTCGGCGATCAGTCGATCCCAGTCTCTCTGGCTCTCCGCTGCATCAGGTACCACTTCGATTACCTGGACCTTCTGAACATGAGGTGAGCAGATCAAGCGTTGAACTCGCTGGCCTAAGCGCTCATAGGAAGATTCAGAGGTATGTGAGAAAGCGAGAGGCGGCATGTACGAAAACTCCGTTTACTGTATATGCATACAGTTATTTCAATTGAAGGAGCTTTGCAATAGGAGTGGGTGTGTAAAGGTTATTGTCAGGTAAGCTTTTCGCGCAGGAGCAGATTCCAAAAGGCACAAAAAAAGCCCGGGCAACCGGGCTTTTATGAGGGTAAAGCCTTCAGAGCTTCATCATTGCGCGTACAACGACACCAACGATGCGACAATTTTCGGCGCACATCTCGACGGGGTACGCCGGATTGAGCGGCTTGAGGTAGCGCCGCCCGCCATCATCCACAAGCTTCTTAAAGGTGGCTTCGTTGCTGTCCGCAAGCTTCGCTACCACGAGCTTTCCTGAGATTGCCTCGGCCTCGGTATCGACCAAGATCATCATCCCCTCGGTAATGCTGGTGCCCACGGGCGAAGTCATAGAATCGCCTTTGACCTCAAGCCAGAAGGCCACGCCTTTCGAGTTGTAGTCGGAAATTTCGTAGCGATCCGAAAAACCGGGTGGAAAGGGCTCGACTGCTTCAGCCCAGGCGCCCGCTGCAACCCAGCTTACAACCGGATATCGGTACGACATGTTGGGTTGCATTGCCGGAGCGACATTACTCGGCTCTGCCGTCGATGCCTTCCCTGAATCCAGCCACTCAGCTGAGACATTCAGCGCACGAGCGATCTCCACCAACTTCTTGGAGGTCGCATTTCTGCCGCTCTCCAGGTGCTGGATCGTTACCTGGCTCACGCCCGCCTTTTCAGCAAGCTGCTGCTGGCTCAATCCAAGCGCCACGCGCCGGCTATAGATTCGGTCTTTCAGTGTTCCGGAGTCTTCATTCATACCGCTAAGGGTAAAACACGCGTTATTACCCTTCAAATAACATGTGTTTGCCTTGCCAATAACTTGAGTTATCATCGCTGGCACGATCCATTGGGGCACATAGACATGCCAGAGAAAGAGAGACCTGTTGACGCGGTGGTTCGCTTGGCTGGGGGGCAGGCTGAGTTAGCCCGCCGTTGCAATACAAGCCAACCCCGTATTTGGCAGTGCGTACACCGGAATCAGCGCGTTCCAGCTGACCTTGTTATCCCATTTGAGAAGGCTGTTGGCGCTCAAGTTACTCGCCATCAGCTCCGTCCGGACCTCTACCCGGATGAGGACGCCAGCTCTTCAAGTTGAGGTCAATTGTCGACTACCTGGCACTGCGCCGGTAGTCGTGCGCCTTGGCTGGGGATTCATCCAGTACCCAAATCGCAGGCACAAAAAAGCCGGTGGCTAGACCGGCTTCTTCAAAACAAACAACGAGGTGCGATTATGCACACCGCATTCGATACAGGCAACACCCATCCTCCCGCGACAGGTTCTGCTATTGCAGCGAATCTGTCGCGTCAGGTCATGTCGTCCCGGGAGGTTGCCGAACTGGTCGGTAAGGCCCATGACAATGTGATGCGGGACGCTCGAGCCTTGGTCAAACAGGGTGTCCTCAAATCTGAGGAGACCCCTTACACCCATCCGCAGAATGGTCAGGTCTATTCAGAGTTCTTGCTGAGTCATCGAGACACTTTGGTGCTGGTTTCTGGTTACAACGCCCAGCTTCGCGCCAGAATCATTGATCGTTGGCAGGAGCTGGAGGGCAGGGTGGTGGCCCGCCTTCAGGTGCCGACTAACTTCGCTGAAGCCTTGCGTCTTGCAGCTGAGCAGGCCGAGCAGAACTTGCTATTGCAGAAAGCGCTGGAGGATCAGGCACCCAAGGTGGCGGCCATAAAGCGTCTGGCTGCTGCTGGCGGCTCAATTTGCATCACCGACGCAGCCAAGCACCTGCAGCTTTCGCCGTCGAAGCTGTTCGACTGGCTGGAGCAGCACCGCTGGATCTACCGTCGTAAGGGCTCACGTCGCTGGATCGCCTATCAGCCCCGTATCACTGCCGGCCTGATGAAGCACAAAGTCACTGGTCTGAAACCTGATTCTGAAACGGGTGTGGAGCGCGCCGCATTCGATGTGCTTGTGACCCCGAAGGGTATTGCTCGCCTGGCAGAGCTTCATGCCGGGGGATCGCTGTGAGTGTTCAAGCCATGACCTGGGCCTTGGCCATCCCCAAGGCTTCCCTGGATAACCCCGCTGCACGCCATGTGCTTCTGTGCCTCGCCAACTACGCCGGCAGTGATGGTCGCGGCGCATTCCCGTCTGCCGGAACCCTTTCGGAAGATACCGGCCTGTCCGAGCGAACAGTGCGCCTGAAACTAGTTGAGCTAGAGAAGGCCGGATGGATCGCCGAAGGCAATCAGGCAATCGCTGCTGCCTACATCGACCGTCGCGACCGACGCCCAGTCGTCTATGACCTCCTGCTTAAGCGGGGTGCATCTGCTGCACCTCGCAAAGAACGGGGTGCAGATAACCGCACGGGGTGCAGCTCACAGCAGAACGGGGTGCAGGAAAACGCAGAACGGGGTGCAGCAGCTGCACCCAATCCGTCATTGAACCATCAAGGAACCGAAGAGCAGCAGCCGCGCGATATGTCCGGCGTTATCGACGAACAGAATCGCCAGGCGCTGGAGTCGCAGGATGACCTGCAGCGCTTCGCTATGTTCGCCGAGTGGAATCCACCGGAAGCCCTGGTGACCCCCCAGCTGACCTTGGCCGGCCTGACCCTGGATGCGCTCACCGAGGAAACGCTCAAGAGCTTCATGGGGTATTACGTCGCCAAGCCTCGGTTGTTCGACAGCAATGGCGGCTGGTGCTTCCGGCTTGCCAAGTGGCTCAAGGGAGAAAAGGCGAAGGCTGCGGCTGAGCCAGAGCCGGAAGGGAGCCAGTCTGATTGGGCTGAGAAGGGAGTCCGAGTATGAGCGCGACCAACGTCCGACAACTTCTGGCTGAACGCCGGACTGATCCAGCTTACCAGACCCCGGTCGAGCAGGGCGCGATGCCGATTGACCCTGCAACCCGGCAAGTGATCGAGGACCTGTTTCTTCGTCTGCGTGGCGCTTGCGGCGCCTGGCGTCAGTCCTGGCCAACCCCCACAGTCATGGACGCGGCCAAGTTGGAATGGCTCGGCGAGTTCATGCGCTCCGGCATCACTCGGTTGGAGCAAATCGACCATGGCATGCGCGTGCTGAGCGCAAGCAAGTCCGCTTTCGTCCCAGCGCCTGGCGTGTTCGTGAGCTGGTGCTTCGCCCCGGAAGGCTTGGGCCTACCCAGCACCGAGAAGGCCTATGCCCAGGGGCTGCGCAACTGCCACCCCGCCATGCGTGCGTCAGCGAAGTGGATGCACCCGGCCGTGTACCACGCAACCGCCGCAGCGGGCTTTCACAGTCTGCCGCTGATGTCGCGTGACCTCGGGATGAGCTGCTTCGAGAGGCACTACCTGGTGCAGTGCCGGAAGATCTGGCAGGGCGAGAGCCTGGGCCCGGTACCGGTTGCCGACCCGACTGCCACCCCGGTGATCAACCCGACCACCTTCTACATGCGCGTCAAGGTGATGAACAACACCATTGCACCAGGTGCCGCCGACAACGTCGTGCGACGCAACATCACCATGGGCATCAACTCCGACGTGCTGGAAATCGCGGCAGGCCCAGCCACTCCATAATTGTTCGGGGCCTTCGGCCCCGATCACAGAAGGTACTGATCCATGAACACTACTCTGCACGGTACCGTTACCGTGAAGCTGGGCGACGAAGAGTTCACCCTGAAGCCAACGCTTAGGGCGGTGCGAGCGATCGAGAGTCGCTTCGGCGGCCTGCGCGGTGCTTCGCAGACAGTTAATGCCTTGAGTATCGACGGCTGTGCAATCATCCTTGTTGCTGGCGCCGAGTTGGAAGGAAAGGCGGCTGAGGCCATTCCTGAGAAGGTCTGGCAGGCTGGCGTGCTCGACGTTTCGGTGCAGTTGAATACTTACCTCAAAGCGCTATACAACCCGCGCGGCGGCGACGAGGGAAAGGATCAAGCCGGGGCGGCGTAAGCGTCGTCGAGAACGGCAGCTACGTTGACCGGCTGTATTCGATCGCTACAGGGTGGCTTGGATGGCTACCCGAGGTGGCTTGGCGCACCCCATTGCCTGAGCTGTTCATGGCGCTGGATGCGCGACTCGAGTGGGCGCAAATGACCAATCCTTTCGGTGGTGGCAAGTCGTCAGTCCAACAGGACAAGCCCAAGCCCTCGGTCGTGGCTGACAAGCTTCGGCAGGTGCTGGCGGGCAGAAAGGCTGCTTGAGCCAACCTTGAACGTTATGCTATCCCTGATTTCGTTTGGGGATGGAGCCATGCAGGTACTTATTTTATTAGCGCTTCTTGTAATC